ATCATAGAACATGCATAATGGCTAACGAAATTGAAAAGGTAAATTCGATAGATATAGCTGATATTGAAAAAATAATGGGGAGGAGCGATGATGACACGGACAAGCTTGGTGGTCTTGAGTTTATAGGAGCATTCGTAGACCCATACTCAGGTACACGACTAAGGTCGCAGGGAACAGGTGCTAGATACAATTGCTTTGGTGGTGGCTACCTCTCCGGAGTTGGTTATGCTGATGGTATATACGTTAAGAACCCATTTAATGGTACTAATGCCTCATCAACAGGTGAGCTTGAATTTGGAAAATCACAGGTTGGGGTGGCAAGTAACGGAACTAGAATCATAGGTAGTGGTGGATTTAATGACCCACCTGATAGTTCTGGTCTGCACGATTGGGCTGATGATGGAAGCGGCCCATATGGTGTTGGCAAGATTGAATATATTTCATCATCTTCTGGTGGTGATGCCGAAGACTTCGGTCAAGTTACAACTTTCACCTTGGGTTATCCCGGAGACACAGGGGAAACAGCAAATGATGAAATGCGTTATACAGGTAATGCTGTAGGTGCTGACGGTGCTACAGGCTTTTACCAAGGTGGCAGTGCAAGGTTCAGCCCCGGCAGAGCATTCACAAACGAGGTATGGAAAATAACTATAGATACATTAAGTGACTCTGAAGACTGGGGTGCTAATCTTGACTACTGGTGGGCTACCCAAACTGGTATGGATGGGTACACAGGAACTCAGGGTACGCTTGATACAAGATGGTTAGTCATGCGTGGAACGAGAAGAGATGTAACTGCTACAAGTGCAGGTAGTACTACTTCCTATGTAGGAGAAGTAAGATATTTCACATTTGCATCCCCCGGCACAGGTGCTGATTTTGGTGACCCAATTACCCGGTCTGACGGTTACGCCCAATACAGTGGGTGGCAATTATTGCTGGGTTCTAATGGGACTAGAGGTATAGCTATGGGTCGTTCTAACAATAGAGATGTTGCTAGTGGAGGTTCTCCCGGTACAGGTGGGGATACAGGTGGAGCATGGCAATCTTCGCAAGGAAACACAATACAGTATTTTACAATAGCGTCAACTGGTAATGCCTCAATGTTTGGTGACATGACCGTAACCTTCTATACAAGTAATGGGCAGGCTTGTAATGGTCAGTATCTAGAATCGTGGGGTGGATATAAGTATAACGCCAGACCAAACGATACGTCTGGTGGAACACTTCACACTATTGTTGACCAGATATCTATAGCATCTACAGGGAATGCTGTTGTAAATGGCGCACATGCTATATCAGCTCATATGAATATCGTACAAAATGGAGGAACAGGCAGCAACTAATGGTTAAAGAATTAGACAAAATACAAGATAAACTTGACAAAATAGAGGACTACGAATCAGAAGCCTTGGCAATAATCCCAGAGAACATGGGAATTATGGAGACTATGACTCCAGATAAGATAGCCAAGATTAATGAGCGAATGGTAGAAATAGACAGGGCAAACAACACTGCTGGTAGAAAAAATACTCAGCATACAAATCAACTAATGACCCTGACAATGCTGACTGATTCCCCCTATAGAAGACTCAGGCAGTGTCTTGCCCAGATAGAAGATAGAAGAAGTGCTATTGAAAGTAATCTTTATGAATTAAAAAAGGGTGAGATATCTTTAAGGGAACTTGAAAAGAAAGATGACGAGTTATCTATCCTTAAAGCTGCGTGGCAAAAGCATTCACTTAGACGTAGCAAGATGTATATTGAAGGTGCTTTAAAAGAACTTGCTGTTTTCCAAGAAGCGTATGAAGAAATAAGAAAGAACAATAATATCCCAATCTTATGGGATGAAGAAGATGCTGAAATGGATGAGGCACGACACCACATAAGACAGGTGTTCAGACAGGCATTCAGAGACACCCAGCTAACAGGTCACATTTCTCAAGGTAATGCAGAATATCTGGAACAATGGGGCATTCACCTCCAGACGGCTGAAACACTGGTTAAACAGTACCTATATCAAACAGAAGAAATGATTAAGGAAGGCAATATGCCAACTATTGACCACCTTTATAAATTTCTTGATGACTGTGCTGATATGTTTGAGAACGAACACATGAAAGTTATGAAGCGTATTGGGCTGGATAAGATTGTTCGTAAAGACCTTCTGTATAAATCTAATATGCACAGGGAAGTTTAATGAGTAGTATAGAAACACTAGCCAACATACGTACTACTGACCAATTAAGACCGCTTACTACACATATTGTCAGTTCCTTTTCTACTAACGGAAGTGGAACGGGAGCAACATTTGAAGTGATTGTAGACCCTGTTAGTGAGGTAAGAGTAGTTGTTACAAACAAAGGAAGTGGCTACGCTACAAACAATACTATTACTATTGCTGATGTACATTTAGACGGTAAGGATACTGGAACTTTATCATTTGAAATAGCAACCATATCTAATGTATTTTAGAGTATAATAATATATAAAGAGTTTAATTAGATAGGAGTTAAGGAGAAGATATGACTGAAGTAAATTTACAGGATGATTTAAATGCAGTAAATGATCAATTAACTAAGTTAGTTGAAGAGTTGAATAAACTTAATACTGCACGAGAACAGGTAGTTCAACAGATACAGAATCTAAACGGGGTAGCGATGTATCTACGAGGTAAATTACCTGAAGATGTAGAGGCTCCCATTATAGATATGGAAGAGTCTACAGATGATTTAGAACGGAGTGCTGAATACCCTACAACTTAAAATGAGGATAACTAATGGCTACATCTGCTGGAGCAGAATTTACAAAAGTATTTGCGTATAACGGAAGTTCCTATACTGACGTTACTTTAGAAACACAGTCTCCAGCAGGAACAGCTTTTTCTGTTCTAGGGGGTACTAGCCACTTTCTATATTTAGGACACAGTGCTAAATTTGATATGGCTGTCTTTGATGTAGATACTGCGGGTAGTATCGGGGCTTTAACATGGGAATTTAGTAACGGTACTAATTGGACAGAATTTGTTCCAGCATCAGCTAGACTCCAAGTAGACCCGGATGATAATGAAGGAACTGCATACGACTTCTCTAAAGATGGGGCAGAAATATTTCCCCCAAATGTGATGTCAACTTGGGCAACATTAACTGTAAATAGTTCAAATATATACTGGGTTAGAGTCTCTACTGCAAGTGTTGCTGTAGCCCCTACGATTAAACGTATACAAATGCGTCCGTATGCTGCATATTGTACTACAAAAGATGTCTTTGAACTATTACAGTTAGGTACTATAACAAGTACAACTGATTTTACATCTTCCACTACTCCTACACAAAGTACTGTAGAACAATTTATTATGGAAGCTCAATCGATTATAGATTTTCAAACTCGGAAAGCATGGCGACCACAATATATAGCAAATGAATATCATTCATTTAATTTGAATGGGTTTCAGTTAGATAAACCTGATCCATATAAAATATTAAGTTTACAGATTTGGAATGGAGCTAATTGGGATAATAGAACTCAAGGTCGTAAAAGCGACTTTTTCTTAGTATCCGATACAGGTTTAATACATTTTTCTAGGTATTTTTTATTACCTGCTAGGTTTACGTCCTATAATGCTCCTGTTTGGAGATGGGGTGGTGGAGAATTTACAATGCCTGTAAAAGTAACTTATTTAGCCGGTAGGGATATACACACAGATTCTCGACAAGGTGGACTTGTATCAGATATATGTAAAAAATTAGCCGCTATTGATGTTATGCGAAGTTCTGATTTCGGTAATTTAGTTGTAAGTGGTTCAGATCGTGTCCAATTAGGTCAAAAGATTGAAGGGTGGAATATGGAAATCGAGGACAGATTAGACTCATTACGAGCATTTGAGGTGTTTTAATGCCTGAACCTTTACCCGTTACAGTTCTTCTAGCTGATTTAGATGCTCAATGGAATGGTAGTAATGTAACTGAACCAGCTTTTATAGAAGTAAATAAAGCTAATGAACCACTAAGATTTAATTTAAATACTGGTGATCAAGTTATAGGACGGTCTGGAAGTCCAGCGTTTGATGAAGCACCTATCGGAAATTGGAAATACGGTAATCGTACATACAATATTGAATTAGAATTATTTACTAATAATAGTCGTCAGCGTTTATATGATTTAATGGCGGAAATAAGACGACTGTGCCACTCAAGAATGCATAGTTTAACTAATTTTCAACGTCAGGAATTTATGAGTTTTAACGAAGAACAAAGTGAACAAATTAATATTTGGACAGGTACGGTAGATATACAGCTAGTCAATAATGCCGTCTTATTAGAAACTTAGTTGTTTCAGAGTATAATAATAAAGAATATGGAGGCTTAACATGGCTGTATATAGAAGTGATCAAGCACAATTAACATTTGCAACAGAAGCTGCTCAAGGTGGTGACCCTGAAATGATAGAGGGAACTGCTGGAACAGGTGATACTACGATTAACGCCGCTTTTGAAGCGGGTTCTCGTTCCATTACTGTCGCAAGTGCTTCTAACTTTACAGTTGGGGATATGATTCGTATTGGAACTGTTCTTAGCACGGCTGCTAATACCGTTACTGAACACGAAGTACGTAGACTTGAATCAATTGATAGTACAACATTTCTTTTAGATAGACCCACAGCATTTTATCATGCAAGTGGTCAGGAAGTTAAAGAACTAACGGCTCTTGGCGGTGATGCTACTAGAAACGATGATGGTAAATATGTCACATTTGTACCGGGTGTATACGAAACTGTAGATACTCCCGATCCACAAATGTCGATTGAGGGGAAAAGGTTTTTAGGAACAGCCTCTAAACGTAATTGGTCAGTCGCATATCCCGGTCAACAAACTCTAACTGGATCAGTCGGCGGCATGATATTGCTTAACGGATGGCCTTTAAGATTTCCTATAGGAACAGTAACTACAACACCATCAGCTGTAGCAACAGATACTATCCTATTAAATGGGGCAGCTAAAAAAGGAGACATATATATTATCTGCGATGGGGGTGATTACGGTAACATAGCTGTTAATGATTATATTCAAATTATAGAAGCAGACAATACAAAGTCTGAAGTTAGGAAAGTTGTCCATATTGTAAGTCAAACACTTAAATTAAATGCTCCCTTACAATATGCCCATGCAGATGACGCAGTTGTAAATGAAGTTTCAGGAAGTGCTTATTACACACATGTTATTGAAGAAGCAGTTGATTTAGATACAGTATCTTGGCATGTTCATATGAAAGATAGTGGAGAAACTACGGCAAATGATTTTGATAGAAGATATGTAGGAGGAATGATTGGTTCTTCAACTATATCTGCCGAAGAAGGTGGGTTAGTTACAATGTCGTGGGATAGTGTAAACTTCCTTGACATGGTACATAATCAAAATAATCAAACAACAGTAAGCACTAATTTATATAGTGGTGCATCAGTTACGGCTAATATGCCTAGATATGCATTAATGCAAGCGATTGATACAAATGATGTGGGAGAACCCGGTAAAAATGATAATACAGGATTTCCAACGACTGAACCATATTACTTTTCTAATGGGTCTGTTAAATTTTATGGACAAGAAGTTGCTAGATTAAGAAGCTTTTCCCTTTCTATAAGTAATGGAGAGGAACCTCGTTACTATATTGGTCAACAAGGTAATAGACATCGTGGCCCTTATGAAATACGAGAAGGAGCAAGAGAGTATTCGTTAACCGCTTCTCTTGGATTACCTGATTCGGTAGCGGCTAGTTCAAATTCTCAGGCAGGAGCTTTAGAACTATTTAAGCAGTTACTATTAGAAGGTCATTACGGTGGTACAACTGCGGCTGCTGCAAGAGCAGGTTTTACAGTTACAATGACCTTTCAACGAGGTACTAACGATAAAATTACAATAGATATTCCCGGTAGTTCAACGGCAGGTACGCCAACTGCTGGGGCAGCAAAATTAAATGAACAGGGTGTATTTATAAACTCTGCTCCTCATACTTTAGGGACGGATAATCCATTCCAAGTAGATGCAGATATGATATTCAGAAGTTTGAAAATCACAATTGAGGATAGTGTTCCAGTATACCCGTAAATAAGGAGACTATATGGCAACCAAGAAAAGCGCAGGTGGATTCGATTTAAGTAAATATCAGATAGGGACTACTCCTTACGAGACAGAAGTTGTAATAGAAGATACAGGAGATTCATTCCCTGTTACTGTTCGTCCAATGTCGTGGAGTAAACGAAATCAATTAATTTCTAAATGCTTGAATTGGTCAAATGATGGCAATACAAGTTTTAACGGTGATGTATACGTAAGAGAATGCTTAAAGGAAATGATTGTAGAGGCTCCTTGGGGACGTACAACCGAAGCCTTTTTAACAACAATTGACGGTAGATTAGGAACTGCTTTAGAAGCTCTTGTTCCAGAAGCATTTGGGCAAGATGGATTAAAGGTCGATGATGTAAAAAAAGGGTAATGACCTTTCTGCGAGGAGTCGCAGATTTATCTTTGGAAGAGGGTCAACTATACTATTATTGGCTTACGATGGTGACCCTACTAAAAGAAGGAATACCGTGGGAAGCTCTAGTTGAATTCACAAGTGATGAAATTTCTCTTATTATGGGAATAAATGCTGCCATACATCAACAAGAAAATGATGAGCAGATGAAAAATATGGCAAAAACTAATGTTCCCTTATCTTCTATGGGTGGATTTTAATAAATTATAATGGGTACTTTAAATGATATCTAGTTTAATAATGAGTGCTGTAAAACAAGCAGGTGTAATGGCTGGTGCTGGTCAAAGAGGTGTCCAGAATCTTACCGAGCCAAAAGACCCTTTTGGGTTAAATAAATCTGCTGTAACTAAGGTTGTAGATAGAGAAAAACTACATATTAGAAACTCTGGTAACTTTTTTAAGAAAATGTTAGGGAAAGGCATGGGTATGACAGGAATTAGTTTAAGCCTTAGTTCGTTATTACGTCAATCCCAGATTTTTACAGGTACTATTGGAGCAGTATTCCAGATACTTGGTGGATTTATAGACGTTATACTAGCACCATTTATGCCCATACTCGGTAAAGTAATTCAAATGTTGGGAGCGCAAATTCCTCGTGTTCGGGATTTAGCTCAGAAAGGCTACGATTGGTTAGAGCAAAATGTATTTCCTGTACTAACAGAGGGCTTCGATTTTCTAAAGAAAATTTGGGATAAGATGTCTCCCGATTTATTTAGTTTCGTTAAGGAAGAATTTGCAAAAACTATAGATTTTTGGAAAGAGCAATGGGAAAAAGTTAAGCAAACTTTTTCTTTTATTACTGCTGATTTACCCGCTATTATGACCCCTATATCTGATCTGATGGCTGAGTTCGGAATGAAGTTAAATGCTGGCGATGTGGGGCGTATGATAACAAATGTTTTAGGCTTCATAACAACTGTGGGACGATGGCAGGTTGGGAAAACGATAGACCTAATAGCATGGGGTATTAAGTATGTTCTATGGCCTTTTGTCAAAGAAGCAATCAATGCAATCTCAGATATTGTACAACTTGTCATGAATGTATGGCGGATAGCCACAGATTTTGATAATTACAAAGATACATTTATGCTCTATTTGAAGATGAAATGGGAAGAACTTAAAGACTTTTGGCCCAAACTCCAAATATATTTATTAGAGGCAATTAGGTGGATACCGGGTGTAGGAAAACAGGCTCAACAAGCCGCAGATCGAATAAATAAGGCAACTTGGGATAAACCTGAAACAGTAGCCGCTCAAAAAGCATATGCGGCATCGTTAGAGCAGTGGCATACCGATAGATCAAACGAAAAAATAACAATAGATTTAACATTAAATGGTCAGCCATTGACTGCAAATGAGGCATTTGGAGAGGCAGAAAGAAGACTAGCCATAGGTTTAGGTAACCAAAACCTTCTTGCCGATGCAGGGGGATTTAATGAGGGAGGCGGATAAACTATGGATGCAGCTTTAGCAATATTACTACGAGATGGAACCCATGCAGGAGCCACTACTCGTTTTGCTTTAAAGGCAGAACAATTTTCAATTCAAATTGCAAAAACTCCTATACAAATTCCAATTCCACGACAAAATCCTGAATTATTAGACTTGGGTATCTTTCGTCCATCCATAACAATTTCAGGTTTAATTGATACTATCCCCGATAGTGGAGCTAATACTAGTAGTGGCGAGTTTAGAGGAACAGAAACTCTAACAGTAAGTGGACAAACTTATTATGTTCCATATAAAAATTTATTAGAACAGTATTGTTATAAATGGGTTGCTGATAATACCACCCCTGTACAAATTGAAGTTGGTGATACTACTCAACCTATTTCAGCTTCAGCAAATTCTACCGGAGGAGGGTTATACCATGTGGCAATTCAACAAGCGCAATTTTCGGTTGCTCCAGCTACAGAAGATAGATGGCAATATACAATTTCGTTTGCCGCAAAAGGTAGAAACGATATCTCTTTCTAATGTCTTATAAAAGATCAAAACTACAATACTGGAATACTATACTAAGTCCAGATACATGGTCAGATACATTTACTGCTAGTACTCAAAACCCTTTAATATCAGTAGAATTAATGGATGGACTAGGTGCGCCTATGTCCTGTATTGCCCGCCTTAGTAACCGTCCTGCTACACCCTTTAACAATACAGCAGGTAGTCGTAAAGGGCCATTAACAGGAATATTTACCGACTTTATGACTATACGGATTATAGATGATGAATCTAAAGCAACCCTCTTTATGGGCAGTGTTTTTAATGTTAAAGAATCGTATGATGTCCAATATGGAAATGTTATTGAAGTAACAGCACGAGATGGTTTAGCTGAACTACGAGATAACCCAACATCAGGATCACATGGATTTACAATTGATGTTAGTGCTTCGGCGAATGTAACAGTTAATCCTGAATCCGCTACAAGTGAACATACCAAATTATTTACAACAGGTATGGCATATCGAAGTGATGTTATAAAGTCCCTTATAAATTTAAACACTAGGTGGAATTATAGTAGTAATGTCCCATATAACTTTGATTATTCAGACACGGATCGTTTTATAACATCTATTTCTGCATATAGAGATGATGGCGAATATAAATTATCCTCTCAATCACAAAAATCAGCCTTATCTCATATTGCCTCACTAGCAGCGGAAGACCCAGTAGCCTTAGAGGGGTCTAATCCAACGGCGTTTACATACGATTATTATATAGACCCTAATTCTAAAGACCCTCGTGCAACAACTAAATCTACCCCGCACTTTAATTATTTTAAACGTGGACAACGCCCCCATACTCATGCAACACCTGATCCAGCAACTTATGGATTTAAGCTTGAATTTGGGGGATCATCTAGTACGGGTACGTGGGATTCAACAACAAGTGATGGGCGACAAGATGTTATGTTGGCTGATTTTGATCTAGAACGTCCAAAGACAGAATTATTTACAGATGCAATAGTTAATTATACAGATACACAGGTTGCTGACACAGCTAATCTAAGTAAAGGTGGATCAGTATCTGGTGCAACCTCTACTAAACGTTCTGTACGTATGGAGATTATTAAAATACGGGATATTGAATCTGGTACGATTAGTAATGATACAGGTTTATGGACTAAGTTACAAAAATCGCCCATTTATGAAACAGGTACAAGCCTTATAGAATCTGGAACATCTGTTTCATCTAAGGCTGAATATTTAGAAAATACATCAGGTACAAAAGTTGCTAGATTACAGTATTTAAGTGCATTAGATGCTGGTACTGCAAATGTACCTGAATACGCTATTATTTCAGAGGTCACAGCCGATTTTCCCGATGCTGCGGATGCAGAATTAAGACATCAAGATTATGGAAATGGTGGCGGTGCAGCTAGATTTTATCTAGTGTCTAGACCAGCCGCCGACTTTGGGACTAGACGCACCTTTATAACTAATGCTTCTAATGCCACTCGTCCTGATGAAGTTAGAGAATTAGTCGCCTCCAAGTTAATGAGGTCGGCTAAAGAAGTAGTACGAGGACGTTTTAGAACCTTACGTAAACCTCTTTATTATATTGATAATAGTCCCGGTTCTGTAAGTGGATCACAAGCAGATCAAACAATTACATGTGCATCTAGTGTAAGACCTTATACGTATGGTTTTAGAACTGGTATGACAGTTAATAAGTTATCAAGTGGAGAACCTTCCGCCGTATTTGGACAAGCTATTTCAGTTCAATCAGGAGCCGATACTTCCCATATCTATTGGAGTACTGGTACGGCTGCTACTAGTGATACCTTACGTTATTATATTCCGATTAGAGCGGGAGATTTAATATACGTTAGGAATGAAACCCTTGGTCTTACGGGTATGAAGATGTTAGTAACAAAGATTCACTATGCTGAACAACCCGGTGTAGCTAGTATGACCTTGGATGTAGTCGGTTCAGAAACTAAAGCTGAAGGAGGTTGGGCTAAAAAGCATCTTGGTGCTGCTGTAGCTCAAGCTACTGAAGAAACTATTGAATTACCGCCAAGTATAGATTCAGGTTCTGTTGCGGCTCAACCAGTTGGAGGACAGGCTTCTTCATCCACACTTAGGTTTTATTCCGCTGGAGCCTATAATCGAATTAGATGGGGTTTAAATACCAATCATGCGTCTAATGCAACTATAGAAATGGCAGGAGGAATTACTGCTACCATAACAGCAGGTGGAGATACAAGCGCAAATGGTACTGGTACTTACGCACTTGTAGGGTCAGATGGAACAATTACAACTAATAGTACTACTTTAACAAACAGTAAAACATATACAGCGTTCCTTGATTTTAAACAACAAGCTGGAACAGCCGCAAAAACAGTTTATTTAACTGAACACGTAGGTATTCCATATGGAGATCATATTGTACGACTAGCTTATATTATGATTCCAGCTAATGGGACTACTAGTAATGCCCCAACAGTTATGCCAATTAACTCAGCTTCGTCAGTAATAAATGCTGATACAATAAATGTGACTAACTTATCTGCCGTTTCAGCGGATATGGGAACATTAACCGCAGGAACTGGTACATTTGGTTCAGGTACATATAACTCTAATTTAACTGGTATTGCACTAGGTGATTTAACAGATGGTAATGATTCTGGTGGTACAACTTGGAATGATATGCAATTTGCGGGTCAAGTTTCGGGTGTAACACAGGTGGCTATACAGGATGGTGTATTTAAAGCTGCAGGGGGAAATATTGTAGCTGATTATAAAGGCTTGAACATTGTAGAAAAGGGTGCTGTCGATGAAGATTGGGTAGGAATAGGCTTTTACAATGGGGGCAGCGTTTGGAATAGCCACGCTATTCTAAGTTTTAGCCCAGCAGAAAAAGGAACACTCACTTCCCTTTTCGGGAGCGGTGGATCAGCTACTGCGGGACGAATAGATTTAGCAAGTCCTCTATCTAATCCTACAATAAATTGGAACTCTGCGGGAATGGAGCAGATAGGCTCCCTAAATGTAAATACTCATGGGAATAATACTGGTTGGTTTCGGCTTCCTCTTAATACAGCCTCTGATGGTGATGTAATAACAGCTAATGGTACTGGTAGTGGTACACGAGATGCACCATATGAAGCCCAATGGGAAGCTCCGGGAAGTGGAAGTCAAAGTGGCACGAATCATTTCTATACTAGTGCTACAGCTAGTGGAAGCCTTCCTTCAGGTTCATACGGGACTTTTAGATATACTTTGGACGGCGCAGGAGTAAATAATGATACACTAGGATTCACTTCTAACCAGACGAGTACAAGTACTGCTTCCGGTACAGACAGGTCTGTTTTTTGGGTAATGCAATCTAAAGCTAACTATTTAATATTAGAACCTAATTTAGCATATAGTGGTGCTAATAATAATGCTTGGATCGGATTCAATAATCCATTAGTTGGTGTAAGAGGATTTTATATGCAAGCGGGTAATGGTACTGCGGCTAACCCCTCTATGAGTTTTTACGGTAATTACGATAATGGTTTTTTCCATAATACAGGTGCAGGGACAGGAAATATATCAGTTAGTCTGGAAGGAACGGAAGAATATCAATTTGCCCCTTCATACTTTAGAAGTATAACAGATGCTAGTTTAGGCAGTTCAACTGACAGATGGGATACTGTTTGGGGTGTTACTTCTAATATGTCTTCAGATATTAGGTTAAAAGAAAACATTGTTAATATGACTAATGGTTTAGATATAGTTAATGCCTTAAAACCTATTGAGTATACTAGAATACCAGATGAATCTAAAACACAACATTTTGGATTTTCTGCCCAACATGTTAAAGAAGTTATGTTGGAATTAGGATATGATGAAAATACTATATATTCAGAAGAATATTCTGAGGAAAAAGATGATACTGATTGGGGGATAAATTTACCTGAATTAGTTGCTCCATTAGTTTCAGCCATACAAGAATTATCAGAAAAAGTTAAAAAGCTTGAGGAGGACAAATAATGCCAGATGTAACGGTAAGTTTTACAGATGCTCAATGGGCTAGAATTGTTGCTGCAACTTCCAATATAAAAAAAGTTGGGGAGGCGGGAGATGTTGATGCCACCTATTTAGCAGCAAAATGGAAAGCGCAAGTAGAAAAATGGGTTCTTGATTTTGAGAGTGTTCAAGCCGTATCTGATTTTTAATGCGTAAGGTTGGGTGGCAAGATAGGACAATTAAACGGATCGCTATATTTAAGCAAGAACACCCGTTAATGACCTTACAGCAAATCGCTGAACACTTTGAAGTATCCAGACCTTATATATACAAAGTATTAAAAAATAATGGTGAACCTACTAATAATAGACTAGTTCGTAGAAAAGCTTATTATTGTACGCATTGCCAAGATTTACTTCCCTCAAAACGTAAATTTTGTTCTGATAAATGTTCCTTTAATTATCGCCATGTAAAGGTATCTTGTGCTATTTGTCATGTACCTTTCTATCGAAAAAAAGCGGTTTTACGAGGTAAAGCTAAATTAGGCCAAATATACATCTATTGTAGTATGAAATGTATGTATAAACGAAGCCAATTAGTTTGACAGAAAATGTAAATTTTCGTATAATAAGGAGTAAGTTTGATACAGATGGTATCAACTTTAGTGATAGGAGAATAAAATGACTAATATAAAAACTTATGACCCCATTTTCGGTAGTGTAGCAGATTTTGTAGGTTCTAAATGGTTTAATTTTGCAGGTAACCAGCCTGATGCTTTTCCAATGGATATTATAGAACGATCTGATGAGTATGAGATACGGGTTGTCGTTCCCGGAGCTAATAAAGACGGTCTTGCCGTAGAGGTAGAAGGAGATGTTCTACATATTAATGTAGTAGGTAATAATAATAATCCTGAAGATACAAAATATATTTATAAAGGACTACGACCCTTTACATATAAGCGACAAATAAGTAATTTAGCTAAGTACAATATAGTAATAGATGATATTAAATCCACTTATAGGAGTGGTATTCTTAGTATCACCATGCCACGGGCAGAAGAAGCCCAACCAAAATCTATATCTGTACAAGTGGAATGAGTAAATCTTTAGAAGATTATATTTCATTTTTGCCCAGAGAAGGGCAGTACACTATAGATATTGCACGGGAGGAGTCTCAAGAGCCTCTTTCCGTGCTGTCCGCTATCCATTGGGTAGCTCATCACGAAGAAGTTGAAGAAACTTTAGGACGACTTTTAATACATGAAGTAAATGCTATTTTAAAACGTTTAAATAATAGCAATAATTCTACACTCACGGCAAAATCAGCAGCTTCTTTAAGTTTAACACCGGATAAATGTTTAGACATATGTTTTAGTGATTGGGAAGATTATGGTGAGATTCAAAAAGCTACTCGGACTTTAGAACGTTTTCTTGGTAGAAAGGTTTATTTACGACCTAATCATCAAAAATGGCCTAGTAAGAAGTCCCTTATTGTTCGTCTACACGAAGATTCAGAATATAGGCGAACTAATATTAAAGAGGGATAAAATGATCATCGATAACGCTTTAGTAGCTCAATGGGAACCGAAAATTCAAAAGATGTCCTCGTCATCGTTTGTAATTGGGATGGATCGAGAAGATATTGCACAGGAATTACGAATTGCTTTAATCAAAGCTGCTCGTAAGTTTGATGAATCTCGTGGAGTATCTTTCCACACATATTTACACACAGCTATGGTTAATACAATTCGGACACTTATTTCACAAGCCCAACGTCATCTTAATACAACTAGTTTGGATAAAACTTTCGCTGATTCAGAAATGTTACCCCTAGAAATTGTGGAGGCATTATCGGACACAACAGATTTCGATTCTAATTTGTTTGCTGATGACTTACTTGGAACAGATAACATAACAGATCAAGAACGTCAGTTCGTATTATTACGAGGTGAGGGGTTAACTATGAGTGAAATTACTGAAGACTTAGGTGAATCCGCATACAAAATTCGACAAGCTCTTAGGGATAAATTAGAAGATGCAATTGCCCTCAAAGAACCCACAAGAGTATAACGCTAAAGACATATTCAATATTTTTAGTACTTTATACCATGATAAATTTGGACATGAGTATATAGTATCTCGATTTATTGGACATGAGATGCATTTAATTAAAGAATCTTTAATTGAACATGGCGGATACAAAATTGCTTGTGCCATGTATAACGGAGTTAGAGCTAATGATCGTTCTGTGAATCTTCCATATATTATAGCGGGGCTAAGATACTATATTCCCGCAACTAATGCTAAAATTTATTGGTTTATTCATATGGATGGAACAACAGACATGAAGAAAAAATGGAAACGAGGGGAGATTTTAGGAGCTACATGGTTACCTTCTGCCACACAACATATTCAGTTAAAAGAAATATCGGATGAATTAAGGATTTGGGCTAATGAAAAAGAGAAACAGTATGTTGGGACGGTTACTAAAAAGCGGAGAAAGAGCAAACCTGTTCAGTAAGGTAAATTTGTCTGAAGATGTGAATAAATATAAAATTATACAGAGATTCCCTGATTCGGGGGAACTAAAGTTAATCGGTACGTTTCTTACGTATGAAACAGCAGTTGCAACCGTTGACACGTTAAAGAGTGATGGCTTATACTATTACGTATATGGAGATAGTAATAGAATTTTATATGCGAGTGAGGAGCAATGAGTAGTTACGAATACATAGAATCAGCGTTAGTTTTCGGTATAAATGATACTACGTCATTACGAAAATTTAAATATACAGCAAATGATTTTGCCAAACATGGTGACGCATATAAATTTACATTAGAGTATTACGATACACATGGAGAATTTCCTAATGAGGGAGTACTACAGGATAGTTTTCCAACCTTAGATTATGAGGCTAGGGCCACTAATTTTGAATTTGCTTTGGACACATTCAAATCCCAAGTACTTCAACGTAAAATTATTAAAACTATTCAAGGGCAAAAAGCTTTAGTTGAAGATAATCCTCATAAGGCTCTAACTAATATTATGGCTGGGTTAGCAGAAGTCGAAATTGATGCGGATGATTCGGTTATGTATTACGATAGTGGTACATTGGATCGTTTTGAAGAATGGCAATCTAGAATGAAGAAAAGACAACTAGGGGATGGTATGATCGGTATTCCCACTAGTTTTAAGACATTAAATGCTACTGGAGTAGGGTGGCAAGCAGGAGAATTAATATCAGTATTTGCTCGACCCACAATAGGTAAGACATGGATGTGTGTTCATGCTGCTGCAACAGCGGTGATGCAGGGATTTAAAACACTATTAATTTCTACAGAAATGTCAGCAAGGGCAATTAATCTTAGAACAGATGTAGTTATGGCAAATATGATGGGGTATAAATTATCTCATAGTGCTTTAAGAAGAGGGGAAGAAATTGAACGAGACACTTACCAGAAATTTTTACAGGAATCGAATAATAGACGTTTACTAGTCTGTGATCATATTGAAGGACAGTCAGGAATATCTTTAGAAAGTATTGCAGGATTAATACGTAAGCATACTCCTGATTTTGTTGTAGTTGATGGAGTATATCTAATATCAACAAGTAATTCTAAATCTGCTATGTGGGAACAATCACATGCTCTTTTTTACGGGCTTAAAAATTTATGTACATCTATGGATACTTGTATCTTTGTTTCTACACAAGCTAATCGTGATGCTGCAAATATGTTTTCGCCTCCTAGGGCGGATCAAGTAGCTTTTGGAGATGCTCTTATCCGGGCATCAGATGTGGTATTAGCTATGTGTGCTATGGAAGATGATAAAAATAAACGATTAATACAATTTCAGAAATATAGAGATGATGATGTGGGTATTGATCTAGCAGTAGTACAATGGAATATAAATAATGGCGAAATATATGAAGATCAAGATTACGATTGGGGAGATTTTTAAAAGGAGGATAAGATGAGTTTACTAGATTTGTTCAGAACAAATGATGCTAACCCAGATCAAGTAGTTGTGAAAACAGCTAAGAGTAAAGGGATTGGTACGCCTAGTGTTCGCATAACAGCGGGTGACATCATGCGAGGAAATTGCATTGATGAGAACGGTTATGTCAATGAAGTAGTTCTTTTTTTACGCAAGAATAAAACGGATAGATAATGGATTGGACATCTCTATTATTGGAACACGGAATTGATGTTCCTGTAGAGAGAACACAATTTAATATACCTTGTCCCTTCCACCAAGACACAATTGCTTCGTGTTCAATTAATACTGAACAAGGAGTTTGGATTTGTTTTGCGGGATGTGGACAAGGTAAATTATCTTACTTCTTTTATAAACTAACAGGCAAACCTCTAGAAGAAAAAGAGATTATATTATCAGCTTTAAATTTCTCTTTATTCGATGACCTAGAGAAAAAGTTGGATGATAATCCAGTTATTCCACCCGATTCGTTAACCAATATTCCTAATAATCATTGGATTTATCGAAGAGGGTTTTCTCCTACAGTAATTGAACAATGGGATTGTTCTATAAATCAGTATGGGGATTTTGTATTACCTGTTTTTGATAAACAAAAGAATCCTTTAGGATGGATTACTCGTAGACAACAAGCTACTCCAAAATATTTATACTCTAAAGGGTTTAAAAAATCCCACGCTTTATTTGGTATTCATAGATTACCAAAACAGCTTGATCGTTTATACGTAACAGAAGGAGCTTTAGATACGATTTGGTTAGATGCTCATGGTTACCCTAGTGTAGCTCTTTTAGGGGCTATTTTATCTTCAACCCAAAATACATTAATTAGTACTTTACATCCCTCTGAAGTTGTGCTATGTTTAGATAATGATCAAGCAGGACAAAGAGGAATCGAAAAAGCATTACTTGACATGCAAGATAAATTTTTAGTATCATATATTAAGATTCCAAAAGATTCTAAAGATGTACAAGATATAAGAAACGCAAATCAATTACATAAAATATTAGCAAATAAAACATATTGGTAAAATACCAAGGAGAAATATTCAATGAGTGGTATCTCTAGAATACAGCAACTTAGACAGGAAAATAAATATCCTGTAAATAATGGCCCCGCTAACAGAGAACTTTGGTTTAAAGATGGTGACCAAGCTTTTCTTTCAGCAGTAGCAACAGGTAAAGATAATGATACTCTGCTAGACGAAGTATATCTTTATGTATACAGGGTAGGAAATCGTTGGGTATCTGTGCTAAAAGACGAGTCTATAGACATAACGGAAGTTCCATCTGATACACGCCCTTCCCATAAATTCGCATTTTGGGCATACGTTCACGAGGTTATACATCCTGTAAAGCGTGTAGATACATGGGAAGAAGTAGAAGGGCCGGGGGGACGAAAAATGTTTAAGGAAACAATTAATGATTTCCGTATTATTCCCCTAGGTTTTGGTAGAAGTGATTATATTTGGAACCAGTTAGTAGATGTTTATAGTGATTGGGGTCAATTAGATAAAGGGGTTATCCGTATTAAAAGAACTGGATCAGGAGCATATGATACTTCTTATGCTATCACTGCAACACCACGAGATACGGAGATTCCTGAAAATAAATTAACTGAGGTCACTGACCTTCCTGCTATTAAGCAATACTACTTAGAAAGATATAGTGATGTACCTACAACAGAGTCAACTGGATTCGATAAATCTAGTTCCGAATCCAAAGCTAACGATTTATTTTAATGTCAATTGTTACAACCGCAGAGGATTTTTCTGCTGTTTGTGAACATCTAAAACAATTTGAAACTTTGGTCGTAGACGTTGAAACAAATGGTTTAGACGCTTTTGGTATAAATCAATTATGCGGGGTTGGTGTAGCTACTAGCCCCAATGATTCCTACTATTTCCCTTTTAGACATCAAACAGGCGAAAACTTACCCCTAGTTTTTCATAAGTCATTAGTAGATTTATTATCAAACTGTTCAACACTTATTGGATATAACTTAAAGTTTGATCTACATTTTTTAGTAAGTGACGGATTAGTCATATCCGAACAAACTTTAATTGATGTTATTGTAATGGTTCGGATGACTGAACACGCTGATATCAAAAATTTGGGTTTAACAGATACTCTTATTCGTAGCTATGGAGCAGAATGGGGAAAATACGATATAGAGACAAAAAAACTTCTAAGTAAAAATAAGTGGCGTAAGGATTTTTCTTTAGCACCTCCCGAAATTCTTGGCCCTTATTGTAAGAAAGATGTTGAAATGACCTATAAACTTTATGAGGATAGGTTAAAACAACTAAAGAAATCTAAACAACTTCCCTTATTACAACAACAATGTGCTTTGACAACTGTTCTATATAAAATGGAACGTAGAGGAATTACTGTTGATACACAATATGCTAAAAAAACTAATGATCGTTTAATTGAACGGTTAGAAGAGATTACAAAAGAGATTCATGAAATAGCGGAAGAGGAATTTAATATAAGTAGTCCACGACAAATCGGTGTAGCTTTTGCTACATTCGGAATTAAATCACCCACTAAAACCCCGAAGGGGGCCGATTCATGGGGTGAAGAAGCATTAGTACAGATTAATCACCCGATGGCAGGATTAATTAGGCAATATAGAACATTATTAAAATTACAGTCTACTTACATTGAACCTTACTTAGAGACTTATGAAGATACTATGCATACATCTTTTTGTAATTGGGGAGCCGCCACAGGAAGATTATCAAGTAAAGAACCTAATTTACAGAATATACCACGTAATCACTTTAAATTAAATTATGGTGATTTAACTGAAAATGAATTACTTGAAACAAAAAGTCGTATCGCTGCAACAATGGCTTCTAGGGGACAAAATTCGGAAACTATTGAACTATCTAAAGAAGCATTACAAACATGGGGCTTTATGGGGGATGAATCATTTGATGAAACTTCAGATACACAAATTGCAATGCGTAGATTATTTATTCCACGTAAAGGGTACACGTTAATTGGGTTTGATTACTCACAAATGGAAGTTAGAGTGTTTCTTTCATACCTCCAAAATAAAACAATTGATACATTATTAAATAAGAGTGATGTAGATTTTCATGGGGAAGCAAGTAAATTAGCCTTCAATACAACAGAAGATGCGGATGATTATAAATTCTATAGACAGATGGCAAAAGCAATAACCTTTGGTACTATCTATGGTATAGGACGCAATAAATTGGCTTTACAACTAGGAACTACTCCCTATGAAGCAGGACAGTATAAAAAACGCTATTTCGACGGGCTAGAGGGTTCTAAAGAGTTCTTTGATAAAGTAGTAGAAACAGTTGAAGATCGAGGATGGATTAGAAATAGATATGGACGAGTATATAAGATAAATAAAGACTTTGCTTATAAGGGTGTAAATTACTTAGTTCAAGGTACTAGTGCAGATATTATGAGTGAAAGAATGATAGCTGTAGATAAATATCTAGATGACACAAAAAGCAATATGTTATTACAAGTACATGATGAGATTATTTGTGAAATTCATAAGGATGAGTTAGCTACCATTCCATTTGAGATTAAGGCATTATTAGAGATAAATTCTTTAGATATACCCTTACAAGTTGATATGGAAATTTGTTCTCCATCATGGGCTACAAAAAAAGATTTTGTCTTACCTACAGATGAAGTCGAAAATTATATAGATTGGGGTAATTAATATGAGTAAACATGCAAACGGAACATTTGAACAGGCGTGTCGTAATATTGCGTTAGAAATTGCTACTCTTGTAATAGAGAAACAAAAAGATTATGGCCCCGATAATGTGATGATGTTTAAAGAAAAAGGAATAGTTGTTCGATTATGGGACAAAATGAGTCGATTAAAAACTTTAATTTGGGAGGGACGAACCCCCAATTATGAGACAGTCGAAGACAGTTTTAAAGATACAGCTGGATATGCTATAATAGCTTTGATGGTTATGAGAGAATGTTTTACAAATCCAATGGAGGAAGAAATAGATGCCTAAAGTTAGTATGCACTTAGGGTTTACTTTTAGAGTTGGCCCGTTAGATACAAATCAATATGGTCGAATAGATTTAACTGTAGACCAGATAGATACAGATTTACCAATAGAACCACAACTTACCGATGCTGGTATAGTTTCGGATAAAGCGTATGAATTTATAAAAGAAAAGATAGATACTCAATTAGATGGGATTCTAGATTCAAATGGATGAGATGAACAGAGCCAAAGTTTTAGAACATGTATTGGCAGAAAGAGAACGTCAACACACAATGTACGGAGAACAGGCTCATCATTCTGACGCATGGTGGAATGTAATCGCTACCGAAGAAAACGGCGAGGTAGCCCGTGCTATTTGGGAACGAGATTCAGAACATATGTACACTGAAATTATTCAAGCTTGTGCTGTATATTTTGCATGGGCTGAAGCTATATTAGTGAGAAGGATACAAACGTGAAAAATACTTCTGAAGACGCAATCGAATCCCTTCTAAAAAATAAGAATTTAAATTTAATGCGGGGTGATAGCGATGAATTTTCTTATGGAAGAATTGCTTTCGGTATTCCTGCTCTTGATACTCTTACTGGTGGTGGCATACCTAAAAAAAGGATGACCCTTATTTACG